AGCGTTAATTCTCGGCGTAGTGCTGCTTCTGTGTTGTTGTCGTGTTCGGTTGTGTTTGTGTCGTGTTTCATGCTAATCCTTTGCGTTTCTTTTCGTGGTGTTCTGCGTGGTGTTTTCTGCAAAACCAAAGCACGTCGAGCGGTTTGCTGTAGTCTTCGTGATGGCTTTCAGATTTTGTCTCTCCGCAAATGCTGCACGGTTGTTTCACAAGCACCTTTGCCCGTAAAGCCCTCGCAACTGCAAGGTGAGCCGCTCGCTTTTGTGGATGCCTTTGTTTAAAGGCTTGAGAGTGTTTTGTATTGTACCCTGGGGTCCTGTCTCGGATTTCCCGAATCCGCTTCTTATTGCATTCGCGGCATCTGGTTTCAAGCCCGTCCAAATTTTTCCGACTCAAAACGTAGTTGTCGGTTGGCAACGTATCTTTGCAGATTTTGCATTTCTTAAATCCGTTTTCGGCCAAATATGACAAATCAGGAATCAGTCCGCCCCGGCGATTCTGCATTATTTCTGCCTTAGATTTCATGCGTAATTAACACTCCTCAATGTCGCTGGTATCCATCAAATAATCCACGAGCGCTTCAGCAATTTCAACGGCATGCCCAGCAATATCACCGTTGTCTCTTTTCCCAAACTCCCCTGGAATCAGCGTTTGCATAGCTGCAATCGCCGCATTGATCCGAATTTGTTCCCAGTCTGTTTTTTGTTTTTTCATATCGTGTTTTAGGTTGTTGCCGTCTTTCCGGCTGTCTCTGCAAAAGTTTCCATCCCATCCCGCATCAGGCGAAAGAAAAGCTCGGCGTCCATCGTCACAAGCCACGGCGTGCGGTTCTTTTTGTGCGCCACAATCCACGGTTTTCCTGCCCCGTCGCGCTTTGCTTGTTCCGTTGCCGCGATCAGGTTCAGCGATTCGACAAACTTCACCTCCTGGTGCAGCCCCTTGAGTTCCTCCACCACGACATCTGGCGAGTCGGATCCGCCGGCAAACTGCTGTCCTCGGCGTGCAGTAAACCCGGCCGCGCGTAACTCGTCGCGCCACATTCTTTCGCCCCGAGCGCCCTTTTGTCTGCTGTTGATTTTTCCCATTTTAGTAATGCGCGTTTAACGGATGCGCGCCCCCCGGTGGGTGTCGTCTCTCCGACTGTCACGCCACTTACGGTGTGCGTTCACCGCAACGATTCATGGCCGTTGCCGACAGTTGTCTCTCCAGCTAGTCGCACCACTTTTGCATCAACCGGCCGGGCGCCGATCACTGCACGCAGGTGTCGCGGATGTGGGGACGCTAAAAGGGAATGTCGTCCCCGTCAATGTCGTTCGCAGTCTTTTGTCCTGCGGATTCCTCGGCAGGCTTTAGGAGCCCTTGGAGGTTCGCCACCGGCAGAATCTTTGACCTCTCGTCGTCCTCGACTGGCCCGATGTCCGCGATGTTCGCGTATTCGCGCCCTGGCGTCTTCATGCTTGCGACCCGCTCGACGCGAATCTCGGCGCCGGCTCCCTTGAGCGATTGCGTATCAAATCCCGCCGCTGGCGCTTTTCCGCTCCAGCTTTTGATGAATTTGACCAGCGCCGCCTTCTCGTGCAGCGACAGTTTCATCGACTTGCTCTTGACCACGTGGGGGCGCCCCTCCCTATCTTTGAACCCAAAGTAAAACGTCGTCAGGTCAACGATCTCGGTGTCTGAGCTTTCAAACTTCTGCCGCTCGACCCCGAGTTCGTCGTGGACCTCGATGCAGGTCGCAATAAAACGTCCTTTGGGTGGAGTTTCCGTTGATATGATCCGACTGCGTGAACCGCCGCCGCTGTTTGCTGTTAGTACTGCCATATTTAGTGTTTTCTGTAACTTCCCACCCTTGATCCGGGGGCAGGTTAACCGGTCGAGTTTAGGGTCTCGCAACCGACATTTTAGCCGCGGCCCGACGGTCGATCCGAATTGCTTCGTGACAGTCCAAACAGTATTTCGTGTTCGTTGTGTTCCGCTGAAACTCGGTGCCGCACCGAAAACACGCCCCAGTTGTGGTTTTTCGGCGCCCAGGCTCCTTTTCTTTTAGGATCTCAAAGGGAAACTTCACGATCCCCTTGCGAAGTCCGTCCAGGACAATTCTGTTTGCAAGGTCGTAATCGATCATTCGCGTTCCTCCAGTCCGCTGAAGTCCTCGGTGTCCGCAACAACGATCCCGTGAATGTCCGCAAAGGTGGCGTGTTTGATTGCCTCAAGTTGCAGAAAATACCGGTCGGCATTTGCCGCAATCCTCGCTTGCAGGACTGACTCTAGTTCGCGTTCCTTCTTAACCCGCGCCAGCTCGATTTCAAGCTGCGCGATCCGTGCTTTCAATTGTGCCTCATTCATTTGCTGTACAGATGTAAAGAAGTGCTCCTTCGAAGATTGTGATCTCGTAGCCCGTGATTCCGACGCACGCGGTGAGCGCGTGCCAGCCGGCTTCAATTAGTGCCCCGATCAGGATGGTTTTGGCCAGTCGTTGCAGGTGTTTGACGTGGGTCATGGGTTTCGATGAATTCTGAGAATTCTTTGAGTGTGATCTTTGCCGCTCTTCTGTACCAATCGCCCGCTTCGTCGTCCTCTTTTGGGCGCCCGTGGATGATCAAATCAAGCGAAGCTCGATAACATTTCTGAAGCTGCTTAAATTCCTCGAGCGTCATATTCCCATCCTCCTCCCGATTGCCCTGGTGAGCTTCACGTCGTGGACAAGATACGCCACTGCCTCCTCAATGTTCTCCCGCATCAAATCGGCAAAATGCTTGCCGGATCCTTTCTTAGGCGGGAATCCGCAAAACTTCGCCAAGTTGTCGAGTGAAACCCGAGCTTGGTTATCGAACCAGCACCACCGCTCCATCAGGTCAATGTTCGTTGCAAACAGTCGCCGGTTGGGCTCGAAGATACCGTGCGGAATTACAATCCCGAGCTTGATTGATCGACGCCAAAGAAACGGAAGGTCGAACGCGTTGGAGTTGAATCCGACCAACGTCTCCGCGGTTGTTGTCGCGTTCCAGAACGCCGTGATGACGTCGACCTCGGAAACAATTGAGGTCTGAGTGATCACCGTCACCTCCCCGTCATCCCCTGCCCAGCCGATCGCCAAAACCTGTCCGGTGAGCGCCGAAAGCGCCAAGCGATCCCACCACGCCGCGCGTTTGTCGGCAATATCCGCCGCGATTTTGACGGGGTCTTTTAAAACCTTTGACGCTTCAAAGGTCGGTTCAAATTGGACCGCATCCTCCGCGGCCCCAGTTTCAATATCAAAATACAGTCTTTTCATTGTCGTGTTTTTCTTGGGTTTGTTGTTTGGTCTTTGCTCCGTAGCAAAAGTTATCGGGCTCAATTAGTCCGCGTTTGCGAAGCCAGGCGTCGCACGCCGCTGAAATTTCGCGAGCTTCTGGAAAGTCTGGGTAAACTGCGCATCCGCGTGCAATCGGTAATCCGCCGTGGAGCGTGAGGCTTCGTTGTGCTGCTTGTCTCATCCGATTTGCTCCTCCGCTAAATCCTGCGCTGCAAAAAATGAAAGCGAAGTCGTCGCGGCCAAATAAAGCGCCTGCACGCGCCGCTTTTGCGCGGTAACCATCCCCCACAAGTTTCCGACCTCTGTCTCTGTAAATTTGCCGCCGCTTGCAGTTTCAAAGCTGCGAGGATCCGCCAGTAAATTATCGATGGTCGAATGCACGTTTGCGATTGCATCTCGAAACGGTCCGCCTGTAAAAGGAAGCCAAATCGACTCTGCGAACTCTTTAGAATAAAGGCTCATTTTTCGTCTACCTGAGCAATTGCCGCTTGCACCATCAGAAACAGCGCTGTGCCAGTCAGTACCGCGTAAATGATTGCCGTGCTTGTGCCGGCGAATTGACTGAGCATGGCAATGTCGCTTGCTGCCATTGCAGTGGAAATCCAGAAGATATTTAGTTTAGTCATGGTCGTGTTTAAGTAAAGAAAAGCGCCCCCGAAGGGGCGCAGTCAATTTATTCTTTGCAGTCCGTGATTTCCAAAGCGCGATCAACAGTCACGTGCAAAACTGAGTTTCCGATTTGGATCCAGTAATTTAAGCCAACAACAAAATCCGGTTGGTTGGCAAATCCTTGCTTTGCGATTGCGCGGATTTCGGAGAGTGAGTTGATTTTGATGACGTGTTTCATAGTCGTGTTTAGTTGATGTGGTGTCGTTGTGACGGCGCCTACTACATACGGATCCGCGTTGCCGTGCAAGCATTTTTGCAAAATAATTTGCGCCCCGTAACTTGATGAAGCTGCGGGATTTACGCGGATCGAGGCGGATTACCTCTGAGATTTTTTACAGTCCGGCGCGGATTTCGTTCAAAAATTCGATCACCGGCTCAAAGTCCCGCAGCACTTGTTCCTTATCTTCTCGCGTCCAATCACTTACGGGAACTTTCTTTCTCCACGACGTAAACTTGTCGACAACCGAAAGCGGCGTCGTCCAAGTGTTTACGGATCGCCCCGCCGCAATTTCTGCTCTAGTCATTTGTTTACCCGTTCGCATACAAACCGCAAGTTCCTGCGGCGTGAGTTGTTGCGACTGCGCCCAGCTAAGCGCAAGCTCTGGTTGTTCGTGCCGCGATGCAATGACGTGATGCTCAAAGCTGAGTGACGCAACCCGTTTGCTTGGCGGGATTTTGCGTGCTACCGAGACTGATGCGTTGAGCTCGTCAAAACTAAATGTGGACTGCTCAAGGATTTCATTGACCCAGTCCTTACCGAACCGCTCCTCGCAAACAATCGCCCAATCGCCAATTGCGTAGTTAAGCCCCTGGCTGAGTGTCTGCAATTGCTGAAACGCCCACTTGGCCTGTTCCTGCGATGCCTGCGCCCCGAGTTGAAGTCCCTGCGCGTGAATTGAGTACGGTTGATTGTCCTGGGTGATCATAATTTGAATTTTCTGCTCCGCCACGGGTTCGCCGCCTGCACCGCTGAGTACGTGCCGGCGTGTTCAGCGCGTTTGTTGTTTAGGTTTCTGGGAAGCCCGAGCGCGTCCTGCGCCTTCAAGGTCAGCTTGGAAATTTCGGCGACGGTGTACCCAAGTTCCTTAGCCGCGTCCCGCATGCTATTCCAGCGGATCCGCCGGTTGAGTCCAGCGGCGAAACACAGCGCCACCGCGGCGAGTCGAGCGTTCTGTCCCTCGGCAAGGAAAAATTGGCAAACGCGGCCAAGTTGATCGGCCTGCGTTGCCCTAGTGGACTGCGCTTCCTGCCGGCGCCGCCACTCGACCACCCGCTGCGCCTGGGCGACGGTCAACCGCAGCTCCTCGGCGACAATCTCGGCTTCCGAGTCGAGCGCGGCGTGGTCAAATGTCGTGTGCGGTTCCATTTTGTTGGGATTACCGAAATGGTCAATATTTCCGCAACCACTCGAGGTCGGTGCGCTCCGGTCGTTCCGCGTACCATCCGCCCGACCCATCATAAATATCGAGGATCTTGCGGAAAACTTCGTTGTACATCCGCCCCACGCGCTCGTTGCTGTAGTTTTTCACAGCCCAATCCCGGCAAACAGTCGGAGAAATGCGCCCCACGTTTTTCAACGCCCATACGGTGTCCTCCATCGTCCGCACTCGATAGCCGGTCTCCCCGTGCCGAATGGTTTCAGGAAACACTCCCCAGTCCGATGCGATCACCGGCGCCCCGCTCATCATTGCTTCAACCGCCACGCCCCCGAACGGCTCGATGTATTGCGAGAGAATGATCAGCGATCCGCACCGGCTCATTAGGTCCCGACGCTTCTCGCGGTCGGCGTAACCGACGTACTCCACATGATCCATTGATCCAGTGTAAGGGATGTCCTTAAAATCGCCCTGCCCCGCAACGACAAGGCGTTTTCCTGCCCTTCGCGTTGCGTCCAGGATGATGTGGAGCCCCTTGCCCTGCGTCATGCGCCCGAGGTACAGGATCCAATCTTCCCGCTCGAGTTTGAAACTGAAGTCCTCCGGGTCGAAATGATTTGGGACCACAAACGAGTTATAAAACCCCATCTTTGCCTCACGCACAAACTCCGTCCCGTGGAACGCGTGCATCAGCGCGTAACTTTCGAAAATCTTAAACTGCGCAAACGAGTCGCTGTATCCAATGCCCGACTCGACACAAATCAAATCCCGATGCGCGTCGGCGATTCGCTTATGCCCCCAGCCAAATGGTAACAGCAAAAAGTCGTTTGGACGTTTGCGATGTTGAATCGCCTGCACGGTATTTTCAGCGTGAACCTTGAACGCGTGATCATTCTGGTCGTGTTTAAAGAATTCCTTCCGCCAATTGTAATCCCCGTACGCCTCCCGCAGCACCTCATCATTTGTGACGGTCACATGCTCCGAACAGTCAACGGTCGAGCGTTCGTGCCCGTAGTGGATGACGTGATGCCCGAGCCCCTTGAGCATCCCGCACAGCTTGAAAACCTTTTGTGTAAAAGCGCAGGCGCTGTACTGCGAGCTTTCGGTGACGGTGTGGGCAAGCCCGGGAATGTGGAATCTCATGGGTATTTGAAAGTGACGCGGCGCCGAGAAACACGACTAACCCGACGCCGCGACCCGCAATGGGCAATCGCAAATTGCCACATTCCCAGAGCGGGTCAAGTTGCTGCCGTTTCGTCGTCGTCGTCCTCGTCGTCCTCGTCGTCGGGGCGGTCGCCGATGATTACTCTCTCCTGGTACCGTAGCGCGATGTGCCTGTCCCGCGCCAATCGGTTGCCCCATCCGCCCGTCCAGGTGGCGGTTTCGTCAGTCTCGGGGTCGTGGTCTTGGACCAAAATCTCACCGGCCTCAAAATGTTCGCACAGCAAATCCTTTGCTCGCTGTATGATTTGCAGCTTTTCGTCGTCGCTCATCGGGTCGCGGTGATTTCAAAATTATAAAGCCGCGCGTCCCCGGGTTCCGCGTAGATCCGCACCCAGGCGCCCCCTTGAACCTTAGGTGGCATCCCGCGCTCGATCGCCCAGCCGCCGATCCCTTCGCCATACTCATCCTTGTACCCGCCGGTGCGGATGTGCATCTGCGTTTCTTGCTGGATCTTGTTATGGTTTGTCAGCCGCAAGCGCCGGATGGGAAATTGCCACGAATCGTGACTGTGTCCGGTGTGGACGATGTGCGCATCGGTCAGATAGCTCGACATCCGATTTGCACCGATCACGCCTTTGGTGACGGGTCCCCCAGCATTAGGTCCGTGGTGATAATGGTAAACAATGCCGTCCCGCTTGATGCCCCCAAGTGAACAGATAAATCGGACGTAGCCCGAATAGCCGCCGACCGTCGTGATGCCTCCGCGGCGCCGCATCGTGCATGCCAGTCGGTCGAGCAAATCGGTTTCGTGATTCTTTGCGATGGCGGTCTCGTGATTACCTTGCCCGAGCAACGCCAGGTTGCGTTTGTAAGGCTCGAGCCAATCCGCTGCGGTTTCGACCAGCGCGTCGAGGTAGTTGTTTTTTTGATGTTCCGGCCTGAGGTCCTTTTTGCTCGAGCGTCGGTCGTATTTGCCTTGCATGGCACAAAAGAAATCGCCGTTTGAAATGATCAGCGCATCCCGTTTGACTGCCTCGTCAAAATCCCGCTTGAGTCTTTTCCGGTCACATTTCGGGTTGTCCCAATGCACGTCCGAAACCAACAAGACCCACCCCTCGTCCTTGACGGTCTTTACCGACAAAGTTCCTGCGTGGACGTTGCGACTAATTTCCTGCCATTGCCACGCGGATTTTGGTTTCATGCAAAAGCTGATTCCCAAAGTTTGGCCTCATCCTCCCGACGGCGTACTAGCCCGGATCCCTGCGGCCAAAGTCGTTTCATTGAGCGAATCAGAAATGGAACCTTCTCCGGTTGCCCCGCGCTGATTACCTGCGCGATTTGCGCCATCTCGACGCGCCGCTCGCCTTTGGTTGAGGTTCCGCGGTTGAAAACTAAGGAAAACAGCGCGGCCTGCGCGTCCGGTGGAAGGTCGACCGCCGCCGGCGCAAAGCGGAGCATGTTGAGCGTGTGCTGGGCACAGGTGTGATTCTTGAAAACCTCAAGCGCGAGATCCCACTCGATGCGGATGTCCTTAAACGCGGAAACAAAGGGGCGCGCGTTGAGCGCTTTAATGCCAATGGATTTTGCAAGGCGCCCCAAGATTTCCTCGTCCAGCGCGCTCCAGTGGGCCTTAAAAGCCGTTTCCGTTGCGTAGCCTAAATCATACCCGATCCCAATGGTCACGCCCGATTCAAAGCCCGGCCACGTTGGGACGGACAGGAATTTTTCAAAATACGATTTGCCGCCCCCAACTTCATGCTCGAGGAGTAGTTCCAGTCCCGCGTCGGAGAGTTTCATTTGTTGAGCATTCGGAACAAAGTGATCGCCCCGATCAGCACGCTAAACAGGAGTCCCGCAATCCGCAGTCCCTGCTCAATGCCCGAGAAACTAAGCGCGAGCGCTGCGACGTTTAGCCCGAGCGCGGGAAGTGGGTTTGGGTGCGTGTCCATTCTTCTTTGTGGGTGCGTCAACTGTTAGGCTCGAAAACCACGACAACCAAACGTAATTGCACGCGACGCCGAGGTTGAGAATGAATTCGGTGATCGGTGGCGGTTCATGCGCGAAGATGTTTGCGACAGATCCGCAAATTGTCACTGTCGTTGCCAATTTGCAAAGGTGAGCCGCATATTTGTGCCGGTAGATCGGCGAATCATTATGGCCAAAGATTTTAAGCCAAAGGTGAATTGCCGAAATGGCGAGAACGCTATTTGCGAGCGCGTTTGCGAGGACCAGAGGCGTGAGGTTCATTTGTCGGAATCAGTTTCTCGCTGAGTGTTTCGACCGCTCGAAGTCCGCAGAATCCTAGCAAGAATCCCGCCGCGTAACCGTACTGCGGTTCCCCTTCAAGGTGCGCGATCTTTAGCAGTAGGGGCGTGACATAATTCGCAGATGCCGCCCCTCCAACAAGTGACGCAATCGCACGCGGCAGATTCGCCCCCGCTTGTTTGCTGCTCATTAGGATCGACCCGAACAAACCAGCGATGGCTAAACCCAGATCGATCCCCGCGTCTTTTAGATTCATCGATTTTGACTTTGTTTAAGCGCTGCGGTTGCATTGATCAGTTCCTGCTCGAGCGCACGAAAACGCCCGTCGGAATGCCACGTTTCATCCGCCTGTGCCGCGTATCTCTCCCCGGACCTCAGTCGCAAAATCTGGTTGTTTAGGGATGGCAACGCCCGAGGACCGGAGCAGCTTGTGACGCAACAAATCAGCGCCAGCGTGATCGCCAGCGTCGCGTTTTGCTGCAATGAGGTTTTCGACGTGCTGGACATAGTTTTCAATCTCCCGCTCAAGGTCCCACCGCGCCCGAACCGCTTTTAACTCGAGCAAATATTGCAGCGCTTTAACTAGCGGAACGATCACGACTCCTTACGGAAGATGTTCACCATGCCGATGAGCGCGAGCCCGGCGGAAATGATGGCTTCTTGCAATTCGGGATGCAGCTTGACGCCGACCGCGGTGATCATTGCTAGGATGCCGCGCCAGGTTGAAGGCTCTTTCAGTCGATCAAGGATGTAGTTCATACGAGTTTGGGTCTTTTGACTTCTACCTGCGCCGCCGCGTCAACCGTCTCCGAAAAGGTCAGGATCCCGCCCGTGAGCGTGTAAGCGTCCGAGTGCTGGTTTACGCCATCGATGGAAACGTGGTAAAGCGCTGGAATATCAGCGGTCGAAAAGCCGTTGATTGAAAGCGTGCTGAGTGCAATCCCGCTTGAGGTCGTAAGGTCCCACGCAAAGGTCGGCGTCGCTACTGGTCCGGTGGCGCCCGTAGCGCCTGTAGCTCCCGCAACTCCCGCAACTCCCTCAAGGTTCACGATCCAATTTGACCACGTGTTGTTGCCGGTGTGATGGGAAATGTCCGCAACTAAAACTCCGCTCGTTTGATTATAGGACGTAACCACCCCGTGCATGTGCTCGCCGTTGCCGGGGTATGCAATGGTGACGGGTTGCCCGAATGAATAGGAAAGTCCTGACTGGGTTGTTAGCGTTTTTGTCCCGTTGCTAACGGTCAACGTGGTTATTGAGGTCCCGTAATATTTATCTGCAACGCCGGCCGGACCCGTCGCTCCCGTACTTCCCTGAGGTCCCGATACAGTCGACGCTGCACCCGTGGCGCCCGTCGCTCCTTGTGGCCCCGATACGGTTGATGCGGGTCCTGTGGCGCCCGTGCTGCCTTGGGGTCCCGATACGGTTGAATCTGCTCCAGTAGCGCCCGTGGCTCCGGCTGAAACTAGCAATTCCCAATTATATCCCGGAGGCGCTCCCCCAACGGTCCATCCCCCCGTTGCTGGTAACCACCAAAGCGATCCGAGGTGTGTCACCGCGTCGTAAAGGGAGTAGGACGCAAAGTTGTCCCATGCGCCGCGGTAGTTGTAAGGCATTGGACCCGTCGCTCCGGTCGGGCCTGCTACAGTCGATGCTTCGCCGGTGTCGCCCTTGGGTCCCGGGACGGTCGATGGGACGCCGCTGGGGCCCTGCTCCCCCTGAGGTCCCGTGGCACCCGTTTCTCCGACGACTGAAAGTCCGCTCGCCCCGACGGGCCCCGTACTGCCGCGTGCGCCCGAGGCACCCGTCGCTCCGACCTCGCCCTGGTTGCCCTGCACCCCTTGAATGCCTTGGATGCCCTGCTGTCCGGTGGAGCCCTTCTCTCCGCGTTCGCCCGTATCACCTTTGATTGATGCCCCAGCGGGTCCGGTGGCACCCGTAGGCCCCGCAACGGTTGAAGGTTCTCCGGTGTCGCCCTTGATCGATAAGCCGCTTGCTCCGGTCGGGCCCTGAACGCCCTGCACCCCCGTAGCGCCGACCAATCCCTGCGGGCCGCGCTGCCCCTCGAGGATTTCGACGCAAACGGTTTTTAAGGACGTAGGACAGCTCATTCGGTTGGGGCGGTAAAAATGCCGTTCGCGTAGGTCCAATCGGGACCTGCTACTGTATCGCCGAGTGCAATTAAATCAAAGCCGTTTGGGACTGGAAAATAGGCTTCCCCGTCCCAGATGATGACGTTATCAACGCGGCCAGTTGCAGTTTCAATGAGTGCGTAGCGCATATTAAAAATAGGTTGTGATGATTATAATGCCTGCTGCGCCGTTCCCGCCGTTACCTCCGCTGCCGCTGCCCTGAGTTGCTCCTCCGCCGCCACCACCGCATCCATTAATAGTTCCATTCCCGCCATTGCCGCCACTTCCGGTTGAAAATGTTGATGCCCCGCCGCCACCGCCGCCGGATCCAGTAAATAGTGCGGATGGAATGCCTGTTTTTAAACTTCCGTTGTTGCCATTCCCCCCGTTAGCTGTGGTTGATAATGCTCCGCCTGATCCTCCATTAAGTCCAAATGGAACATTAGCCCCGCCAAGCGCCCCCGCAAAAGGAGCTGACGTTGAACATCCTCCGCCGCCACCTCCAGACGCTGGTCCCCGATTACTTCCTGACGCACCGCTTGCCGTGGTTGTAATATTAGACGCGCCGCCCGCGTTCGTGCCATACGTTCCGGACGTTCCTCCTGATCCTGCTGTTGTAGTTCCAGTGCCTCCTGCGCTACCTCCCGATGCGCGAGCAATAATCCCTTGCGTTGCGCCCGTAACGGTTGCTGTTCCTCCTGCCGTTGCTGCTGTGCCCCCAAAAATTCCGCCATTTCCTCCCGCTGCAATCGCAATTGTATAGCTTGCGTCTGCCAAATCTGCCGCGGCATACCTAATCGAGGTATATCCGCCACCGCCAGCACCGCCGCCTCCATAAATTGCAGTTCCCGCCGCCGCTTTGCCTCCAGCTCCACCCCCACCTCCGCCTCCAACGACGTCAAAAACCACAATCGTTGCTCCTGCGGGTTTTGTCCAAGTGCCGGCGCTTGTAAAGATTTGCTGGTTTGGACTAGTCCCAAACGGCCCAGGCGCCGCCGTAGCGCGTCCCGCGGCATCGTAAGTGACCCCGCCGTAAGTTCCGGCGGTGATCCCCGTAGTTTTCATCATCGAACTGGAAACTTTTGTCAGCGGCATAAAAACGTGGAAGGTGTCAAATTAGGGCAGAATTTTCTCGTAAGTCACAAGCCTGCCTGCGTAAGTGCTTGTTTGAAATTCAGTGTATTTCTTGCTGTGCACCATAACTTTCCCATTGCTGCTGATTGATGCAGGCAATTGATTGCTTTCTGGATAATACGCCCCAGGATTTCGGTATTCAATTGCTTGCCCCTGTTGCGTCCAGGTGTTGTTTTGAAATTTCAAAACCTGCGCTCGTTTGGGGAATTGTACGATGCTGATGTTTGGGTCGTAGTAATCTCCGACAAAAAGCAACGTCCCGCTTGGTGTAAACTGTGCGCTGTAAGAAAAGCTAGTGTAAACGTAAGTCCCATCGGGGAAATTTGTTGTTGGAGGGGTTAAAAGAGAAGCCCCTCCCCCGCCAAAAGTCCCGCCCATTATTGTCCATTCAGGGGACGCTTGTTGATAAACACTGCAACTTAATGTAAAGAAAAACGCAAGTTGACTGCCATCCGCATTTAGGCTGACGCCTTGGCTTCCAAAGTTGAAACTTGCAATCTGTTGCCAAGCGTTGTTTAAAAATTCAAAAACTGCGCTCGAATTGTTTGTCGTTGAACTTGCTGCAACTCTTAGCCCGTTTTGACTGATTGCAATGCGGTTGAATCCAGCGGCAAAGGTTGCTCCAAGTTTTACCCAGCCCGATTGCGTTTCTTCAAAAACTTCGCCCGTCGTTAGTGCAATGCGTGTCCCGTCTCCACTTATGGACATCGGCCCAGTGTGTTCACCGGTTCCAAAACTAGCAATTAACGCTCCGTTGACTGTGCTGTAAATGTAACTTTTTCCGCCGCCGTTAAAAGTTCTCGCGTAGATTGCAATTCGGCTTCCGTCTTCGGAAAATTGAACAGTGCTTCCAAACCGATCACCGTTTCCTTCCCCCGACAGTGATCCGTAAATTGCCCAAGTGTTGTTTTCCCATCGAGCGTAACTAACGCTTCCTCTTGCGCTGTTAGCTTCTGCATTTGGAATTGCTAATTTTTCTGCGTTCCCAGAAAGAATCAGTGGATTAGTGATAAACACTGAATCCAAAATTTTTCCCTTTTGCCTCCATCGGTAAAAACTTTTTCCAGCGGAAGCAACAAGTCCTCTTGCTAAGAGATTGTTCATTGAAGGTCACCGGTCAAAAGCCAAACGGTTGAGCTTAATTTTGTCACAACGGCGACAGATCCGATTGCGTAAAGCATTGTCCCTTGAGCGGTCAAAATTGTTGCGGGCGATTGAAATTCAACCAGCCCGGCTTCTTTCCGCAAAAACATAAACTGAGATCCCACAGCAATTGATGACGTGCTTGGAAGCGTGATAATCATGTTTGCAAATTGATTTTCGCAAACGGTTAAAATGCCCTTGTGAATTGTTCCAACTGTAAAGCTCGATCCTTCTGTAATTTGCGAAAGTTCGCTGATTGTTGGCCCTGTTGCGCCAACTGCTCCGTATAATAGGCGCACTACAATGTCAGCTCCGTTTGATGGGGCAGTATTAAAAACGATTGAGTTTTGCGCCGGGTTGATGATGTAAGCCTCTGCTGCAACATTTGGATTTTGCAGCACCCCATCAATTGTCACAATGTAAGCTTCGGCAGGGTATTGTGAGCCAAGGTTAAAAAACGCAACATCCGTACCGTTTCCAATGTATTGCACGGCGGTTGATAACCCTGGACTGACTGCACCTGTAGCCCCCTCTGGGCCACTCGGCCCGGTCGCACCCGTAAACGCTGCACCCGTTGATCCCTGAGGTCCCGTGGCGCCCGTTGCTCCGACCTTGCTGTAAATGGCCCAATTTAACGGCGTCGTTCCGATGTTGATGTTTCCCTGCGTGACGAGATACCACGACGTTGATGCGTTTTCGTTGCCGCTAGAAACGGAAACTGCATCCCCGAGGTTGATTTCTGGATTGGTATTTGAATCACCTCGACGGTCGAGGTGAAACGGAGTTGAAACGCTTCCCGTGGCTGTCACCACATAAATCCCATTTTGAGTCGCGTCGATTTGGTCTTTGACCAAAACTTCGTCATCGACTTGCAACGGAATCCCATCAACGATAATTCCAAAAGGATAAGCGCCGACCAACGACTGGTGATTGTTTTGGCTAACCGCATCCAGCGCGATCACGGTTGCAACCCGCACCGGCGCTTTGATATTGATGCCTGCACCCGCGTCGCCCTGTGGCCCCGTAGCACCCGTGGCGCCCGGTGTCGTTGATACTGGACCCGTGGCGCCCGTATCCCCTGCAATTCCCTGCAAGCCCTGCAAACCGCTAGGCCCCGTCGCTCCCGAGGGTCCCGAAACTGTGGACGCTGGTCCGGTCGCACCCGTCGCACCCGATGGCCCTGCAACGGTGGACACTGGTCCGGTGGCACCCGTAGCGCCCTGAGGCCCCGTCTCCCCTGCCACCCCCGCAATCCCGTCGAGGTTAACCTGCCACGCGGAAAACGTTCCCGTGCCGGTAACGCTGGTCACGTTCACGATCATCACTCCGGTCGCTTTTGTGTAGCCGCTGACTGCCCCCTGCATCTTTACCGTTCCCGCCTCGTTGGCGATAACTACGGGTTGCAGATTTGTCCAGGACAGGTTTTGCTCAACCGTGAACGTTTTTGCGCCGGTGGCGACCGACATTGACGTGCTGGAGGTCGTTGCGTAGCGATCCGACTGCCCGCTCGCACCGGTGGCGCCCTGTGGTCCTGTGGCACCCGTAATCGACAGCCCCGAAGGGCCTTGCAATCCGCTGGCTCCGGTGTCTCCGACAATGGATTGCCCAGATGCGCCCGTAGCGCCTTGAGGCCCCTGCAATCCGGTGTCACCCTTAACCCCCGACGCACCCGTGTTTCCGGTAATTGATTGACCGCTTGCCCCGACTGGCCCCGTAGATCCGGTGGCGCCCCGACTTCCGGTCGCACCCGTAAATGCCGCACCCGTGGCACCCGTAGCGCCGACAATCGACTGACCGCTGGCGCCGATCTGGCCCTGCTGTCCCGTGTCCCCCTTGGGTCCTTGTAACGAAATTCCGGTGTCGCCCTTGGGCCCTGTGATTGCTAAACCCGATGGCCCCTGCGGTCCGGTGCTGCCCGTCGCTCCGCGCTCGCCCGTGTTTCCGCGAGGACCCGAGGGCCCAGTAATCGATAACCCCGACGCTCCAGCCGGACCGCTGGCGCCCGTAGCACCCACGCTGCCGGATGGCCCTGCGGGTCCGGTCACGGACAAGCCTGAAGCGCCCACCGGACCCGTCCCGCCGCGTTCTCCGGTGTCGCCGCGGCCACCCTGAGCCCCCGATGGCCCCGTAGCGCCGACGATGGATTCGCCGCTCGGACCAGACTCGCCCTGAATTCCCTGCGGTCCGGTAGCGC